AAACGATAGATAGTTCGTTCATTTACTTGCTCCCGATACTGGGAGCGACGTTCGCGCTCCCTACGTAAAGAGTGAAGCACGAACGCGATTAGGTCAAGATTCCCGCGTGGCTGTCGGCGTGTCGACTGGCGGTTTTGGCTTGGACTTTAATCCATTACCAGCAAGAACTCCACCAAGGGATCCAGTTAAGAAGATCGAAAGTGTCTTTAGTAGATCTATGAAAGCGGCGTCGTTCGGAGCTTGATTACCTATCGGCTGAGTAACGAAGATAAGCGCGTAAGTAATGCCCAGCGTTACGATCAAGAAGACGAATGCTAAAGTCGCGCCGATTATAAGAATGAGCTGCGCGTGGACTTCTTCTGGACTACGGCGTCGTGTGTGTCTCATGTGATACGTCTCCAAGGACGTCTTTAGTACACGTTCCAGTAGGGACGCATTGTGGCGGCTTGCATTCTGGTTTTTCCCAGTTTTCGTATTCTTGGCATTCATAACGAATCCACCCTTGATAACCACAAGCGGAAAGCCCAGCCGAAAGGACTAAGGCCAGACTTCCCGCGAGTAGTTTCCGAGTCACTTCCCCGATAACCCGAAAGCTGTGTCTTTAGGATTAAGCCAGCGTAGGATTACAGGCAGAACGGCGGCAAGGCCCGCCATGCCGATCGCCTTCGGTTCTGTCACTCCCGCCATGTAAACAGCAATAGACGCAGCTAAGAAGCTACGCGCCCAGCTTGCGAGTAATGGTTTTAAGTTTTCCATCTTTCTTCTCCTTAATCTTCGGCTTCGCTGCCGACTTAACAGGTACTTCGACGACTGGATAATCGCCAGCATAAGCCACGAACTTAGGACGTCCGAAGCCTACGACTTCTTTACCGCTCCCGAATGCGCGTTCTTTAATCATTACCATTCCGCCGTTACGTTGGTCGCCAGTTCCCGAAGTGTTACCTTCGATCGTGATAACCGTTTTCGCTTTAATTCCCACGACTATTCCGATGTGGCTAATACGGTCGACTCCATCATGCGGAAAGTCCATGAATGCAAGATCGCCGATCTTCGGCTCTGATTCTACCCAGCGGCTTACTTCTTTAAGCTTATGCGCGCCCGCAGCTGTAGACACCATCGACGGAAGCTTTACGCCCGCTTCATGGAAGCACCAGTTAACGAAAGATCCGCACCAAGGTAAACCATCGGCTTTTGTAAACTTTCCGTACTTCGTAAGGTTATCGCCTTCTTCTACAGTGCCGACTTCTTTAAGTGCTACTTCTACGACTGCCGCAGCTGTTCCGATTGGGTAACTCATAGACCTAAAGCCGACTTTAACTCTTCGACCGAAAGTCCGACAGAAGCTAACTTCTCCGCGATAGTTACTTCTTTAACTGGACTTGGATTAACCCAAGAAGAATCGGCGACATGATCGTCGATGAATGATTCTAAGGTTTTCTGGGCAACACTTGATTCGATGATGAACGTACCATCTGGCTCCGAGACGATGTTTAGATCGACTTTACACTCATGGCCTAATTGGTCGATGTTGATCTCTTTAGTCGTAATTACTTTACTCATGTTTACACCTTTATTCCGAAGATAGAAGATCCAGCCTTGACAGTTGTCGAGTTTGCGCTGCTCGTGTTTTGTGCCCATTGGAATTGAAGATCTCCAGCTGTAGCACCATTTGCGATCGTTCCGTAAAGCTGTATCGCTCTATTATTAGCGTCTACGAATAGATCCGCACTAACGCCCGATGTATTAACAGAAGTTAAAGTCGTAGCAGCCGCCGCGTTGAAGATCACTTGGCTAGAAGACCAGAGAACAGTCGATCCAGCTGGGCCAGCGCACGTTACTTTAATGTCTGGAGTTCCATCGGCCGCATAAGTGAACAGCCATAATTGGAAGATGTAAGTCTCATTAGCTGCAACAGCGAACTTTAAGTGTGTGTCGTTTACTAAAGTAGTGCTACTCGTAACTGACTGATCCGCTGACTTACGGACCGTCTTAACAGTTGCGCCCGCTGGAAGTGTTTCCCATGCTGGCGCGCCGCTTGTTACCGTTAGAACCTGACCAGTGCTTCCGATACCTAAGCGATCGAAAGTTCCCGAACCTGTTCCCTTAATTAAGTCGCCAGCTGTGGTAATTGCCGTAGCCATAGAGTTAGTAATAGTTACTGCGCCAGAAGTTCCACCGCCTGAAATACCTGTTCCAGCTGTAACCGCTGTGATGTCGCCGACGTCGTTTGTGATCCACGTAAAGTCCATGTTCGTATTAGAGTTTTTGGAAAGTATCTGGCCAGTAGTGCCACCCAGAAGATCGCCCATAGACGTATCTATGGCGTTGCCAAGCGTACGAATCGCAGCTGCGCCGTCTTTTACGAGACTCGTGTCGTCGGGTTCTTGCCAGCCAAACAGTGGACTAGTTGCCATTTTTGCTCCTTTATGCGACTACTGTCGCGTTGTTCCAGATAAGTGTAGAAGATAAAGTATTCCAGCTCTCGGCGACACTCACGTTCTCCCACTTCATCGACTGCAAGCTGAAAGCCGTAGGACTGAGAGTAAGAGTTAGGTCGAGTCTGTTTACTCCAGCCGAGAATCTCCAGCCTTCGACGAAGCCTTGAAAGCGTCCTAACAAGATGTTCGGCGGAAGATTGTTTATGTCTAAAGGTAAACCGATAAACACGTTTAGAAGCGCGTCTCGATCTGAGTCGTCTATGTTGCTATTGGCCAGCGTGTAAGTGATCGCTTGGAACTGGGCCTGTGGAAAGGCTCGTATTCCTAAATAGAACTCGGCCTGAAACTCTGCGTCGGCGGCGTTATGTAAGGTCGTCGGAATTGTGTGAGCTTGTTGTCCATAGATAGCGATGGACTGAGTATTACTAGCCGATTCTTCGCCGCCGTTATTGTATTGGACTGTTACGTTATTGCGAACGTCTGAGATTCTTTTAATAGTTGCGATCGAAGAAGTAAGAGCGTCTTGGGCTGAGATAACGGTATAGCCATTACTAGCTAGATACGCGCTGCGATGAGTTGAATCTGCGTAACCGCCCTCGATCTATCTCTCCCAGTCCTACGTTCTCCGCGTTAGCCCATGTTGTCGTAGCGTCATAATTAGCCCACGTTACAGCGGGAGCCACTTCGTTCCAGTTATTAAGAAGCAGTTCTGAGAGAATTGTGTAGATCTGATTGCCATCGAAGTCTTTAGATAAGACGCCTTCTGTAAGACTTACTGGAAGTTTGGATAAGGCTCCAAGAGCTGTTAGACGGATAATCTGATTCGATTGCGTTCCGCTGCTATTGACGACCGAAACTTGAATGTCTGTAACGTCTCCGCCGAATAAATTAACAAAAGTTCCCGTAGAGTCTTTAACTCTAATCAAGACGTTATCGTTCACGTCGATAGTAAGCGGAGATTCGTCTAGATTAAGAATCTCTAAAGAACAGTAGCCCGCTCTAGGCTGGGAGTAGATGTCTGTACGGCCCGAAGTGATCGAGACGTTCGTTAGAGTAAGATTCGTGTATTCGGTTCCACCGTTTATCTGGATCGACCATTCGGGAGTCCAGACGCTCATTAGACGCTCACTAGTGCGTTATAGCCACCGCCGCCGCGAGCAGCTGAACGGTTAAGAATGTCTACTATAGTTCTAGCCGTACCTTCTGCGTCTATTGCGCCGTTTACAGTGATGTTAAAGACGTTGGCCCCTGATCCGCCGAGACGATTGTTTGGAGTAATCATTCCGCTAGTGTTTGGCGTGAACAGTTCTGGGCCACGCTCTCCGACTAGGTAAGAAGTGCCGCCCGCGACTGGGCCGCCCTTGGCTTTAGCACCGCCTAACTTTCCGATGATAGTTCCCACGACTCCAGCTTGTCCCAAGAATAAACTTTTATTCTCGTTGACCAAGTTAACGATGTTCGTCATCTGTTTATAAGCCTGAGTCAAGAATCCGACTAGCTGCGAGAATCCCGTAATTAAAGTAGCGACTAAGTTACTTATGCCCATGAGTGCGAGCTTTAAGTTATTGCCAAGGATAGGCGCGAAGTATTTACTAATAAACTCGAAGATGTTTTTAAGTAATTGCAAGAACGGAGCTAACTCTGTGGAGTTCTCGGCGACCGCTTTCTTGATTGTATTGAATGCGTAACTAAGACCTTCGAGAACTGGGCCGATTACTTTACCGATGGCTGGAATAACTGTGTCATAAAGGAAAGTCCACCAAGCGCGTAAGATTGGAAGTAAGTCATCTCTTAAGACTCTGAAGATCTCGCCGAATGCTGGCCCTAAAGTTTTACCTAAAGTCTCCGCTACAGCTGTAATCGCTGGAATGCCTTTATCGACGAAGCTAGAGACTAACGGAGTGATGGCATCAAGAATGTAAGAACCTACAGTCTCCTTAGCCTCATCGAATGCAACAGTAAGACGGGCCATCTTGCCCTGAAAGGTGTCGGCTTGGATCGAGGCTTGCTCGTCGAAAGTAGCCGAGAGAGCGAGCATGGCAGCGTCGAAGTCTTTAGTTTTTAAGATCGTTTCGTCGATTGGAACGCCGAGCTTCTTTAGAGCTGCAAAGTTCCCGTCGTAGGCCTTGGCTAACGCTTCTGAGACCGCGGATAAACTTTTTCCCGTCCCCGCACTAACGTCTAGCGCGATCTGTTGAAGTCGCTGGGCTTCCGTAACGTCCTTAGTGGACCGAATTAGGCGATCAAGGCTCGGCCTAAGATCGTCGTCCGTTACGCCCGTAGCTAGAGAAGTTTTAGTTATGTAAGCCTCGGTAGCCTGAATCTGGGCATTAGTCGCGCCCGTAACGTTCTGTAATGTAGTCGCGAGCTTGGCCTGAGCCGCTTCATCTGCGATGGCAGACTTAACGCCGTCGATAAGTAACTTTCCAGCATAAGCCGCAGCTGCCGCGCCAGCTAGTGCGAACGCAGCTCCAGCCTTCTTAGCGAAGTCTCCGACTTTAGATCCGAATCCTTCGACTTCATTCTGCGCGCCTTTAACGCCCTTCTTTAATTCGTCGAAGTCGGCGTCGAAAGTAATCTTTATCTTCGGAATGCCCGCCATTACTTTAGCCTCAATTCATTAGCGATCTGTTGCACCATAAGCGAATACTCGCGCGCTACTACTGGAACGTAGAAGTCTACAGCGGGAGCGATCCAGTAGCCTCGCTTGTTATAAGGTGTCTTAAAGCGATTCGTAAACACGCGACCGATAGAGTCGACGCCACCATGAGAACCAAACTCGGTTCCCCATAACAGCGCGCCCGCTGGCGCAGCTTGTCGCTTAACTTTATTACCCTTGCCACTTTTAGAAGCTTCGCCGCCATAAGGACGACCTACCTTCTTAGGGCCGCCGATGTCGACGCGAACAAGACGATCGCGTGGAGTCTTAATCGTCTGAACTACGAGCTTCGTCTGTGGAGCTGGAGCGGATAAACCGCTCATCATTAACTGGCCCGCTAACCGCTGAGATAAAGGCTGCGCGCGATCTCTAACGAGTTGTTGATACTCGGCTGGGAATGAACCCAGTAAACCTAGAAGATTCTTAAACTCGTAAGGATCGACAGTAATAGCATAAGTGCCGCGGCCGCTTTTATCTGCCATTCTGCCTCTCCAGAATCTCTATTCCTGTAAGAACGTCTTCTGCCGTCTTCCACTCGCTCATCGGGATTCGACTAGCGATCGCTAACTCTATGAGTGCGCGGTTTAAGCTTCCGACGGGCCAGCTTTTGGGTCTGACTTCTTACTAGTAATTCCTTCAACAGTCTCCACCCAGATCTCGAAAGGCTTTACAGGATTCCCAGCTGCTTCGCGCTTCATAGCGTGATAAGCCAAGAATGTAAGCCCTTCGAGTCCGAGTTTAGATTCTGCTTCGTTCACTGTTGCA